GTTTAATGTTTAACGCCAGGTCGAAAGCCCAACGTGGAACGTGGAACGAGGCGTGAGTAGTGAAATGAAAGGAAAAGTCATACCCACGCCCCACGAATCTTGTACCCCAGCTCTGCACCGGAGTCCAGCTCCCTGCCGGACGAAGGTTAGCAGGTTCTAAAAGTTTAATGAAACGTGCAACGTGGAACGTCGAACGTGGAACGAGAAACGCCGGGCTCATGCTCCGGGCTCACCCGGATGCGCAGAGGTTCAATAGTTTAACGAGACCCGACGCGTCGTCCGAGGAACGTGCAACGAGCTTCACGGCTCCCGGCTCCTTCACCCTGAGAAGTTTCAGGCCTCGATGCTTGACCCCCGAGGCCAAGAAAAACGAGCTTCCACCATGCTTTTGATATTTGAGATGCCAATTAATTTGCCACTTAGATATGCCATAATTCTTGAGATCATTTGATTTTAATTCCACCCAAAATACTTTCCCATTCATAGCACAAAACACATCAGGTATTCCATTAATTGTCTTAGATTCTACGCGAAAAAAATAACCTTTTATGTTTAAATTTTTGATTCGTTTCCAGAGTTTTGATTCCCTCTTTAGAGCCATTCTAATCTAGGTCAATGTACCCGACTAAATCAATCAAAATTAAACTCAACTTTCATTATTGCTTTACCGATTTCTTCCGCAATTTGCGGGACGATAGCATTGCCCAATCCTTTAAGTCTGTGTGTCCTGCCTTGTACCCCATCAGCCACTCGACCCACGTCGGGTTCAATGTTCCACCAATTGTGTTGGTTAATACTGCTACTGACTCTTCCAGCTTCGCTCCTAAAAATCCTCTCCTCTCCACTCTCTTTTTTAGATTGATTGATTTTTCTGACATTGCTCCCGATGCTCTTGGAGTCGGCCATAATCTTTTCTCTCTCACTTGATCGTGCAACCGAATCTGAATCGGCTGACCACTTGGTCTCTTGAAATGCCCCTGATCCAATGCTTTCTTTATTCCTGGAAGATTGCTGCCCCCTGATAGTGCGTCGGGAGTTCGCCACAATCCAGACCCTGTCTCTGCGATGCGGGGCACCGACGCCTGCAGCTGGAATAATAAACGATTGTGCTTCGTAGCCTTCATTTGCCAAGTCAAGGTGCATACGTTCGAAAACCACGCCGTCTTGGATGTTAATAAGGCCTCGCACATTTTCAATAATGATCCACTTGGGGCTAAAGTCTTGGATAACTCTAAACATCTCTGGCCAGAGATGTCGGTTGTCATCGGTTCCTTTTTGTTTTCCTGCGACACTGAATGGCTGGCACGGCACGCCACCTGTAATAACTTCAGGTAGTTCGCATCCGTCTTCTTCAAATTGTCGTTTGGTAATTTCTCGGACATCGTGATATATTTTAACATCCTTCCAATGCTTCTGTAAAACTAATTTACAATATTTATCTATCTCACAAAAAGCAACTGTTTTAAATCCTGCTCGTTCAAGTCCAATACTGAACCCACCAATACCACTAAATAGGTCTAAGGTCTTTAACATGTATTTGTGAGAAGTGTGCTTTACAATATGAAGTATGGTTCCACCTTTGTCTTCCACAAAAAAGGTGTGGATCAGTGTTTTCTTTCCATAATGGAAACCTACAATGAATATCCTTTAAGTCTTCCAATAAAGTAGGATTTGCGGGACCTTCTATTACCACTGGTGTCGCAGGCACAATCGATCGTTTAACTCCCCGTACAGCGCCCTGTTTTCTTGCCACAAGATTAAGTCGGTTTGCTTTTCCAATAACCGAATTTTTAGTGGTACCCAATGCTTGAGCAATTTCAGAAGCTGGACANCCTTCGNCCCACATTTCGCTTAATTTATTTAATTTATAATTTGTCCAGGAGATCATTTCTAGTAGTACCTTGAGGACGGCCACGTTTAGTAGCCCCCATCCGATAGTGTGAAGTAATAGGGACGTCCACATTCCAACCCTTACCCCGCAGTATATATTTACGCATTTTTTGTTGAACATAATCAGGGTCTCTTCCTGCCATTTCACAAACATTTCTAAAATGGGTGCCTCCTTTAATAAAGAAAGCACACGCCTGATCACGCTCAATTCGACTAGGCCCTTGAACAACATCTAAAGCTGCTCTACTAAGAACCGACACCCATAACTCTTGTTCAGGAAGGCTCACTCGACCTAGCCCTTCATCAAAACTTTTGATGTTTTTATTTAATCCTCTCATATAACCTGTATAAGATAAGATGGGAAAGCTGTCAATCGTTATTTCCTTTTATTCTTAGTTTTCTTCTTCTTCTTCTTGTTTTTCTTCTTAGCTTTTTTCTTTTTAGCCATATGTGCCTCCTTCCTTATTTAATCTTCTTTATACTAATGATAATTGAGTTTGGAATCAAGGTAGTATTTCCCAGCTCTTCAATAGCTCCCTCTTCTTTGCCCTTAGCAAAGTCCCCAAAGATTCTAGTAATACCTTTGCTTTGAGATAAAAGATGTCCTTTCGTAACACACTCAGGAAGTTTAGCCTTATGCACATCGACCACAGGTTGCCATCCAGCATCCGACACAACATCTCTCCATCTAACTTCCACTAATGGATATCTATCTATTTCCTTTTTGGCTTTTTTGTTTATGAGTTTTCTTTTGATCATTAGTTGTTTTAATCGTTACGCTCCCTACACTTGTACTCAATAAATGAGAGTTATGCACCTCATTAAATACCGTCATAAAAGAGTTGAGCTTGTTACTTGCTAATAGTTGTTTCTGGCGTAACGTTAATGATGTTTTTGGCTTCACCAATTTTTTGCTCGAGCTCCGCAAGTCTCTTTTCAAGTGCTTCACGCGACATACCCTCCAATCCAAGATGTTTTATTTCTCTTCTATCTACATAGAAACCAGCCATTTGGCCTTTTCTAAATTCAGCATTAATGGCTGCAGTGAATTGGCTTTTACCTGCGGCACGCTCTCCATATTCTTCTAGCTTTTTATAACTTCTGAGCTTGTCCTTTTCATAGATTTGTAATTCTTGTGAGAGTCTTTTCTCTAAATATCGACATACATGTGGGTTAAGTGTTGGGTTGGTTAAACGGCTAGCTGTTTCAACAGGGCCTTCTGCTTTCTTGGATTGGTATCCAGCCTGTTTAGCTGCCTCAACTTTAGATATCTTCCCCCAGTTTTCCACAAGGATATCAACGAAACTCCGTTGTTTCTGGGTTAGTTCTATTGTTGTTTTTAATAAGTTCTTCTTCCCTGCCATACCAGTCAATATACCTCTTTTTCTGGTTTCCTACTATACCCTATTCCTGAAAAACAGAATAAATAAAAAAATATATGGAGAACAAAGAACGAAAATTCTATTATTTTCCTGAAAACTAGGAATTTTTCCTAGTAGATTCCTAGCTATTTTGCTTAAATAAGTGTTGGTATTAGTAGTTTTTCCTAGTTTCCTAGTTATTTCTCCTTACAAACTTATTTTTTAAAAAATTGTTTTGTAAGCAGTGGGTATAGTAGGAATTATGTATATCTATTTTGGTATGTGTGGTACAGTTAAAGCTAAGATTATGGGAATAATCTTTTATTCATATGTAGACTCTCAAAGCTGGGAGCCCAAGATTCTTGCTCCCGGCTTTACTCCTTTTTTAACTCGGAGAAACGTATGTCGGAAGTTAAGACCTCCATAACTGGCAAGTCCCCTTTTTAAAATTGATGCATACAACTAAGATTGGAAACCATAGCTGTTGTTGCATTGAACACAGCTAGTCGAGCTTTATGAAGTGCTTGGCGCATTGGAGCTCTTTCTTCTTTAGTAGGTATTTTCTTTAATTCCAGATATTTTTTATAGTATTTAATCCACTTAACCTGTCGGTCGTTGAAAGTTACGTCTCCGTTTTTTACAGCTTTTATATAACGACCTCTTACTTGTTCGGGATCCCAGCCCGACCACCAACAGATAGTTTGGAAATCTTTAGTGTCAGCTGCTATCCATTCATGAGCTTCCATTTTATAGATACTAGATTTGCGATCCGATTGTTCTAATCGTGCGTCTTCAAGTGCATTAAGTAAAACATGACGCCATAAGCGTTGGTCTGCGGATTGATAATTTTGGGCTACGACTTCTTTTGCAATATCAATGCCCATAAGCTTTAATAAGCCGGCTGAGTAAATCACGATAATGAGTTGATGCCTCCATAGGTAAAGTTAACTGAGAGGTGAGCTCATATTGTCGTTGAATATCATCAATAAATTGATAGATTTGTGCACCGGTCCATTTCTCCTTTTTAGGAATGGTAACTACTTCCATATCATCATAAAACATAGTATCTTTATTATAATTTAATGGTTGCATCTGTGCTACCCTTCACTACTTTGAGTTTAACTATATTGTTTTTGAACTTTTTAGGTTTGTTGAGTTTATAAATGTAAGCTGCATCCCCCATCATAGCTGGATCAAATTCTTTTTGATATCCATAATTGATTCCATTGTGAAGAGAGAACATCACATTGGTTACTAGATTATAGTCTTTTTGATTTAGAGAGCGCGCAAGAATGACGAGTGATTTTGTAAAATCAGTGATACCATCCGTCTTTTTTACCATCTATATAATCCTCACACCATTTCATTACAGCAATTAAATTATGATTATGCATTCGTGGTCCGTGATTCGTGATTCCTGATCCGTGACAAAAAAGGCAGGCTCCAGGGATGATACTTCGCGCTCCTTTAATCTTTCCTGTTCCTCTGCATTTCTTGCACCAGATGACTATTTTTTCTTTAAATGTTTTTGTATCCATTTGCAACCTTTATTATGATGTCACACTCAACTTCTTTTGTCGAGACATCTCCAAAGTCATTGGTAAGAGTCCCCTTCTTTTTTTATTTCTGCACGACTTCGTACTTAACATTTTCAGGCATTTCAGTTAACGAAATACTATCCAGAGCATTCCCTGCTACCGATATACGTTCACAGGGGCTAACAAAAGGAGCTACCGAATGTTTCAAGCTGGCAGGAAAGACAAAGATGTCTCGCTCTTCAGGAAAATGAGACTGATAAGTAATAAACTTTCTTCCTCCTTCTCCATAGGTAAACATAATACTACCTGGACCTCGAGAAGTTCCTACATATTCCTTATTCTCTTGTTTCAAGGCTTCAGGAATCTTTAAATAAATAACAAAGCTCAAAGCTTCCGAATGATCGTGGACAGGATTATATTCGTATTGTTTTTGAAAGTTAACCCACAGAGATTTTAAAAGATACTTAANAGGTTCATNCTTCAAGTCCCCTGTAAAGTTTTTCCAAGCTCCGTGATAAAGATGAAAGATGGGATTAAGGAAGGTTTCGAACTTCTTTCGATCCATCGCATACTCTTCTCTAATATGCCCCGCTAGGTTAGAGCGGTAATCCCTATTCGAGCTGCGACTGATGTAGGCATGCTCGAGTAAATCTTTATGAAAGGCTTCACTGATTTTAAAACGAACCACACAGGGTCCCCAGTGAAAGATATGAATAGGAATATTAGGAGGTTTCATATTTTATAAAAGGTGTAGTGCACGGTAAGTTCTTCACCCGCTGTGATATTATGCACCGTAACCAAGTTCCAATATTTGTGAGGGTAATTAGGTTTATCTTCATACGTTGATCTTAATTCTACTTTTACACAATTCGGTTCATTGGCATGATTAATAAATCCCCCTAAAGGAGTTCTAAGAATATGTTCTCCAATTTTAATATGACAGGTTCCCAAGTTTGTTCCTTGAGCAATACCTTCTTTGGCAAACAGACCGAGTCCATTTATCTTGGAAGTCTTAATAGTAAGGGTCTCAGGAAGAGGTTTGTACATCAGTTTCTTCCTTTAAAGAGTGAGGTCGTTTATAGGTTTTCCATTTGAGATGCAGGATGTGTAAGCCATCTTCTGTTAGGATTCTAAGTTCCCAGCCCCAGGGCTTCGCAGTCTCCCAATGTTTGATATAAGTAGGATACTCACTGAAGCTGTCGCCTCGATTAGAGAGATCTTCCCACCCTAACACTTTATCTCGATCGTTATAACTTTTTATACCCGCTTCAATGTGTTCGACTAAATTTTTTTGAGGCGGAGTTAATATAGGTTCTGCTTTTTTCATAAATATGGTTTTTTATATCTTTGTCGGTACTCATAATTGTTAACACATCAACACCATTGTAGGCTTTGACATAGGCATTTTGACTAACCGCTATGCTGCCACTACTCATTAAAAGGGCAAATTCAGAACAACCTGTTACCAATAAGGTTAAAAGAATCACAGCTATTAATTTTTGGGGGTTCGCCATAAGATGAATTGCTCCTTGATCCATTGAATACAAGATTCAAACTTGCCCTCAGGATCCGAAACTTTAATATTATTTCGTTCTATGCCATTGATCTTGAGTATAAGCTTTTTTTCATCATGAAGGAAGCACACAGCAACCTCTTCGATATTAGGGTCTCTTAAGATGCGAAGGCGTTCAACATCCGCAGAGTGAATGCCATCCATTCTATTTACCATTCAGTTTTTTCTTATAAACTTCTACGGATATGCCCTCTTTTTTTGCCCGGAATTTAATGTAGTCATCCACCAATTTAGAGATCATCCCTGCGGGTGCTCTAAATTTTTCTTTGCACATACCTTTTAAAAGTCGGTAATCCTCAATTTTTACTGCAACGCTTTTCCATTTACTTATGTCCATGTTTCTCCTTGTTTATATCGTTAATTTTATTTTCTAAGAGAGTAACGATTTTTTGAATGTCCCCCAGCTTACTTTTAATAAGTTCCAGTTTTTTTGAAATTCTGCCTACCTGTAACTCTTTAAAATAATAAGATCCTTTTTGTCCTTCTCCAAACCCACTCTTGCCAAAAGGTTTAGCCATCTCTTGTTTTTTTCATAATAGCCCCTACTGTGGTTTTATCATACCTAGCTTGAGCATCGTCAAGTTTTCTTTGAATCTCCGTTTTTACTTCTCCCAGAGCTTTAATCTCTCCTTGCAACACACCACTATGATAAGCCTCAGTTGAAATTTTAGCAAACTCCATGACGGAGTCGCTAAAATTATTGGGAAGTGTTGTAGTTGTATCTAGTGTTGTAGTTGTATCTTTAGTATCCATAATTATAGTCCTGTTTTTTTATAAGTTAATAGAGGGAAAATTACTAAATGTGCTAAAATTATAACTCTTAGCTCTAGCGGTGCTGCCCAAAATATCTCTATCATTATTTCGATACCATTATAGTAAATCCCATTATAATATAAATTATAGTACAAATAATAAGAAACAAAGTAAAGCGAAATATCATTTAATTCCTAGGTTTTTTAATGCTATTGCATACTTCTTTTCGTCCTTAACAACTTTTCCACATAGTTTGCAGATCAAAGGATTACGATCTTTTCTCATCGCTGCTGTAATACAAGTTCCTGCGTTCTGCCCACTATCTTGGAGTTGGGCTATCATCTGTGCGAATTCTTCCTTAGTAGATGAGGCCATAAGTTGCCCATATAATTAAAATTAAACTAATCTTCGGAAAGATAGCCATAAGTAATAACAATAAAACAAAAGGCCAGCCCCAATTACTCATGCCATTTGTCTCCGTTGCTTTGTTCTCGTCTCTCAGCTAGTTCATCGTACACTAATTGAGTAGCCAGGCTCGTACTAAAAGGATGAATAATAATTCCTTCGCCATTAGTTAATTTTATTCCTTTAATAGCATCTACATACATATCAAAATCTGTGGAATCTTCTAGTGGAGATCCTGAAGGATCATTTAAAGGGATACGGGCTAATTGTTGGTCGACTTTCCCTATGATAGTATTCAACAAGGAGCTCTTACTTTTAAGTTTCATATAGTCTTATATATGTGGGATATACTGCTAAGTCAACCAAAAAATGAAGTATATTTTGATAATATGGGTGTGTTCATTCATTCAAGGAAATGCATGTTTAGCCCCAATTGAATACCCTGTTTTATATGATAGTTGGTATGAATGCTCTCGTGCTGCCCATCAAGAATCTATCTCAATGATGTCCAAACTAGGGTATAAAAATGTTAATGATTATCAAATAGGGATCAAATATGTATGTAAAGGAGTTGCTACTTACTGAGTATCCCTATAGAGTCTGTGGATGACATTCACAGCCTTTATTCTATTTGGTCACATCTGTATTGCCACCCCACAACCCTTTGATGAATGCTGGAATATCTATCGTACCCCCCAGATTCGCTATCCTAGCGAACGTACATGCCTGAAAGCTGCTAGAGACTACATACACGGCGCACAACAACATTATAAGCGTCTAAAGCTCTCTGTGAGCCAAATAGAGCTATATTGTATAGGAATAGATCCGGTAGAGCCCCTATGATTAAACTATTGACATTGTATCCCAACATGCCTTATTATTACTTATGAAGTACTATCGTATCAGAATGATAGTGCAAGGACGTCTCTATATTGAGGCAATTGAGGCTAAAGACCTTGACAGCGCCTTTAAGATTCTGACTAAAAAGGCGGCTGATGGTCTTATAAAGATAAAAGAAGATGTGGGCTTTTATCAAAAGAAAAAAGTCCAGATCACTTATGAGGAGGTAAAGCATGGTACTTCAGGAATTAGTGCAAACGAAGTTAGACCTGGAACACAAGTGGGCAAAGAAAGCTTTAACATCGCAACGTGAGGACATGAAATGGTTAGATATTAAAATTAAAGATGTTAAAAAATTAGTTGATAATGAGATAAACCAGGACGAAAAATTTTCGATTGCAACATGAATAACTACATTTAATGTTCGTAGTGATCTACGATACGCTGTAACGTTTCCTTTTTTACAATACTAAAGGGTAGGATATATTTGGCCAATTTATAGGCATCTCTAAAAGAACATCTCCATCTCCAATTATCAAAATTTTGTTTGTGGCGAGCTCTTCGTAGATTTAAAGTTCCGAAACCGGCTTTCTCTTTAAGCCATTCCATTACTCCTTTATGATTCATTTGAATTTCAACATGAATACTGGAACATTTATAAAATTTATTATTTGAACATTTCTTTACTCTTCTTCTACAATCAATCCAACCTTCTCCGTCAACAATACCAGCAAAATACCGAGCATCATTTTCAGTCATGAACTCTCTTTCGTTTTTTAGTGCTTAACTGTACAGCTTTACCGAGTCTTTTAGCTGCGCTCTTATGTTCTGGGTCCATCCCACCGCTTAATGCCCTGACAGTGAAGAGATTAATAATCTCCATGATCTCATCGTGAGTTAATTTAACAGTGATTAACTTCTTCATTTTGCCTCTCCCCAAGATCCCCCCGTTTTAACATCCACAACAAAGGGGAGTTTAAATTCTATGCAATTTTCCATTATTTTTTTAATCTTTTTAATATCTTTCGTATCAGTTTTACTAACATTGAAACAAAGCTCATCGTGGAGCTGTAGGATAGGAAGATAGCCAGCCTGATAACAAGACAACATCGCTTGTTTAGTTTGGTCGGCTGAGGAACCCTGAATTAAACGATTCAAAGCTTTATAGGTATAAGCTCTTTTGATATTTTCTCGTCCATATTTAGCGACCGCATTCTCAAATGTTTCAGCTGTATGTAGCCCAAAGTCTTTAGGTTCCCATAGATCAAATCGACATTTCCTTCCCTTTTTAGTGCGAATAACTCCTTTATCACTAGCTGTTTGCATACAACGATCTGAGAGCATCTTCACGAAAGGAACCTTGCGATTATATTTAGAGATTAGCAGGGTAGCTTCTTCTTTGGATACCCCCAATGAGGTTGCTAATTTATTTTTTCCCATACCATACATCAGGCCAAGGCCTATCGTTTTAGCTTGAACTCTCTCTATACCTACTAGATCTGCTACTGTTTGGTGAAAGTCAGTACTCGCCTTATGGTAAGCTTCTACAAGTTCAGTGCTTCCTTCATAGCCATTACCAATGGAAGCTGCGTAGTGAACCGTCATCCGTGGTTCTTGTTGCGAGTAGTCAAAGGATCCCCACTTGTGTCCTTCCTCAGACACAAAGAGAGATCGAATCATAGGGCCAAACTCTTTGTTCCGGGCGGGGACTTGTTGAAGATTAGGATGAGCCATACTGAGTCTCCCCGAGACTGTTCCCCCGTTGTCGGATCTTAATTGATTTATTTCTCCATGGATCCTTCCCTTCACCTGGTATTTCATGATAGAAGATAAGAAGGTATTGTGAAATTTATTTATTTCTCTCGCCTTAACGACAAGTTTAGCAATTTTATGTTTACAATTAATCAACCAGTTTTGGGTAAATGACGGTTCACCAGATTTCGGAGTACGCGGATACTCTATCTTCAGCTTATCGAAAGCTTTGGCAATCTGGCGTGCTGCCCAAATGTCTATGTCTAGTCCTGATTCTTTTTGTATTCCCAACCTTATTTCTTTTTCTTGGGTCTGCATTTTTAGCTTTAATTTTTCAGCTAATTCCACTTGTACTCTTACCCCTCGTTGACGCATTGCAATCAATACTGGGAGTAAATTAGATTCTAATTCCCATACCGTTCCTAGACTTTGTTGTACAATTTCTTTTTTAAGTTGTTGCCATAATAGGTACGTGAGTCGTGCATCTTGTTCCGCATAAAATCCGACATACTCTGCAGGAAGCTTCCACATTTCTCCTTTGGGATCCACGCCATGTTCTTTGGCTGCAATGATCAAGTCGGTTTCAGCTTTGATTTCGCCTAGATAATCTTTGGACAAAGCGTTTAAGGAATAAGACCAACGGTTTTCATTTACGATGGCTGCAGCAATCATGGTATCAACAATCGGTCCTTTGACTTTAATATCTTCTTGTTCCAACCAACCTACATCGTATTGAGCATTATGAAATATTTTAGTAGCGGGAAGAGCGCACACACTTCTCATATACTTCTTAACTTGTTGAGGGATCATATTGCCCCCACCGTAATGAGCAAAAGGGTAGTAACCTTGCCAGCCTTCAACAGCCACAGCAAAGCCAATGATATTTCCATTTCCTGTAGCCCAGCCAGCTCCTCGTCCAGAACTAATTCCTTCGTCTCGGGTTTCTAGATCGATGGCAATTTCTTTAGCTTGAGATAGGTCTTTGTATTCAGCAGGGCAAGACCAGATGTGTTTTTTAAAATTCATGGAGAGCTGTAGACTCATAGGTAGTCCCTGTCAATAATCATATCAATGTAATGTTTTGCTTTTTCCAAATCTTTAGCTCCTCCCTTTGATGAATGACGACAAATATATTTAATAGCATTTCCTTCAGCGAAGAGCAACTTGTTCTTATTGATAAACTCACTCGGCTGAATCTTCATATCCTTGTAGTGTGTTCCTCCCACCTGTTTTTTATAAACACTCATTTCATTCAATAGTTAAACCATTATCTAAAACAACCTTATCCTCTGTCTCTATCCAAACTCTAGCTCCACAAGGTAAAGGTTTAGTTGGTTTATAAACTAATTTAGATTTTCCTAGAATATCAACTTCGTGTGCATAGTTATTAGACTTACTTGTTTTAACAGTTATAACTGGTTTGTTTGTTCCGTATTTTTTATTATGACGAATATGGTGCATATTAACGTGAATTTTTTTTTTCATTATTTGTTTCTAAATATCACAATCATTAAAGGTTTAATATAAGCAATTTTTTTAAGGTTATCTGGGCTGCCATCATCCTTTCCGAATCTAAAACCTTTTACTGGCTTTTTTAAAAATCGGATTTCACAATTAGGATTAGTGTAAATAAAATCATGGAAGTATTTAGTATGGGTTGACGCAGGTAGTAAAAAAACACCTGTAAAATTTCTAGTATGATAAGCTTTTTCTACAAACTTTCCTATCTTGCCATCAAACAAAGGGTGAATATAGGCTATCTCTTTAGACCAATCTTTCGTTAAACAGTCATCTTGAATAGTGTAATATCTAGGGAGTAAATGATTTTTATCGGAGGCACAGCAGTCAATGGTGAAATCAAATTCTTTAGTTAAGTCGGCCCATATAGTTTTAGGGGTTCTTACCCATTCCATTACCTTTGAAGTTTGAAAAGACAACTGGTTTTTTTGATGCTTTAATTTTTTATTTATTTTCCTCATCAGGCTTCGCATTAGATTTTTTCCTTTTTAAACGTTTCTGNGCTTCTTCTACAATTTTAAAAATATCTCTTAACTTCTTCTCTGCCTTAATTGTTTTGATCATTTCTCCTAATTGTTTATAATAAGTGGGTTTATCGTTCTTGGACATAAGTTAAATAATCTCCCCCAATTGGATAATTATATTTATAATTTGTATCCAATAGATGAATTGTTTTTCTAGCACGAGTTGAGGCCGTATACCAGACTTTTTTTTCATTTGTCTTNTCTTCTCGTGATTTGGTTCTAAAATTAGAAGGATAATTAGCTTTNGAATATAAAACTACGTGATCGGCTTCCCCTCCTTTAACAGAATGAATAGTGTCAATAATAATTTTGGGAGGATTGTCTAATTCTTTTTGGCCATAACGTTTTAATAATCTTATAAAGTAGAGAACCTGTTGAGAAGTAAAATTTCTTTTTAAAATGTGCCACCATTGTTTTTTTTGGAGTGCAGCAGAAAGATCGAGACCACAATGTTGAGTTAATTTTTTAAAATCATATTCTTCTAACTCAGATTCTGAGTTCCAGAATTTAGGCATTCTAAATCTAGAATCTTTGAGTTCTCGGATATATTTATACATTTTTTCAGCTTGTTTCTTATTGATAGTTTTCTTATTTGAAAGATGTGTCCAAGCTTTGATAGCCTCCCATTGATTTTGGTCAAAACATTTTATATCTTCATTATCAGAAAAATACAACCCTGCGTCTTTAGCCAGCATTCGTAACTCGTTTACAGTTGTATTAATGCGACCTAAAATATACCAGCTCCCTGGCAGAGTATGAAAAGGGATCTCTCTAAAATTTAAATAATGTTTGATAAAGCCTTCTTTCTCTAGACAGGCGTACTCTTTCTCTTCGCTATTAAAAATTTCTCTTCTGATAATTTGAGAAAGACGATGAATCGCTTTACCAAATCTTCTTGTCTTTCTCAATTTTACTTTTCGACCTGGGAAGTAACGGGTAAAATATTTAGGGTCAGCGCCATTCCATTCATAAATGGCTTGGTCGTCATCTCCTGCCAAATAAATACGACGAGCATTTTGGGCGAGTTTATAGATAACCGACCATTGTAAAGGAGTACAATCTTGGGCTTCATCAATAATTAAGATCTTAAGAGGAGGAAAACTCACTTCTTGAATTGCTCTCCCAATCATATCATCAAAGTCTATTAAAGCTTTTTCCTTGCCTACTTTTTTATAATCTTCGTAGATCTGTATTTTTTTCAAGAGAACATCTAATGAATCTCTGTGATAGGATTCTTTTTTATAAACTTCCTGAGGGCTTCTCATCATATTTCGAGCTTTACTATAAATTCCTAACGACCAATCTTTATAAGTAAAGTTATCATCTGCTAATCGTTTATCGCTGTATTTAATAATTTTACCATCTAGAGCAAAATCCACCATACAATCTTTAGGATCAAAGATATCTTCTTCGAAGTATCTTCGACAATATTTATGTAAAGTTTTGAATCTATAAAAATCTTCTGAAGTATATTGAGGAAAAGCATTAAGGGCTCTACTGGTAGCTGTATTGATAGCTTTATTAGTAAAGGAAATAAAAGCAATTTCTTGAGGAGAAATTTTATTTTGTAAAGCCCGATTCAATACTCGACTAATTAAAGTTTCTGTCTTGCCTGTTCCAGGCGGACCAAAAATCTTAACTGTCTTTCGGCGGAGCTTTTTTAGGTTCTGGCGTTCTAAATTTTCCTGTGTGGTACTCATCATCTACTTCCGTTGTTTCTTTTTTATTATCTTT